TAGTCAGCTAAAGCACCATTAACCGTACTATTGATTTTATTAATTTCTGTATGAGCTTGCCAATTTGTACCGTCATATTCTAACTTTAAACGTGAGTTAGCAGAAATTGAGCCGTTTCCTAATCGTGTATTGTTGGTATTCATTTCACAAATAGCAACATTACCCGTTAAATCAATGCCGTTTTTATTCTGCAATCTTAATGTAATATTATCAGCTGTGTTAGCATTGTTAAAAATTACTGAAACACAAGTTCCCTGTCTTAATATGAGATTAGGAAAATTAGATAATACCGCAACTTTTGCAGCAACATCACCAGCTGTATCACATTCTGCATAAATGGTGTCTTTAATCTGCCCTAATTCGATTGAGTTGAATTTATCGGAGTTAGGCAACTGAATAGGAATTGGAGTTGTCAAATCTGCGTTTTCGTTTGGAATGTTTTCTAATGCCTGGATGCTTATGTTTTGGCTCATTTATTTTACCTCTTTTGTTACTGTTGCCGTTACGGGCATAGGTTTATTTTTTGTTTGATTTTCCAATTTGGATAAAAGCATTAATGATTGTTTTGCGGGTAATTCTAATAACCCGGCAATAACTATCTTGTATTCTTCATCTGTTAAATTAATTGTCATAAAAAGATAGTCAGTTTTAAATTGCTTTTTTTTAGCATTAATGATATTTTACAAAGTAGGGGTAACAGAAAATGAAAAAGTCTAATTTCTTATTTTCAATAAAAGAATTAATTGTATTGGTTTTCGTATTATCTTGTATAATTTCTTGTGAAAATTCTTTTATGGATGATATAACCTATATAAATAAATCTACTTATACTGTTACATTTATAAACTCAAATAATGATACTGTTACTTTAGCACCAAATGAATCTTATAGTTGCAGGGGATATAACAATCCTTCTGCAAAGCTTATTAATGATGTTCCTGTAGATATTCACGCAAAATTTACATCTGTTGAATTCTCTGATATGCCTGTTTATACACTAAATATAAAAAATAATTCAGATTGTGAATTACATATTACATTTGGTACAAAAAAGTATTTCTATGAATTAAATCTACAATCTGGTGAAACAAACACTTTAGATGTATATAAATATTCTATTCTTTCTGTAGATTGTAATTCTTTATTTGAAGATAATCATACATTTTCTATCAGAAAAGATGATTTGAATATTTATATACAACTAAATTAGTTATAGTTTTATTTTTAAGAATCCATTTTTATCAGTATATACAATTCCTTTATCAGCTGGTTCTTCGTTTGGTAAATCTATAAATTTTAGTGTTTTAGTTGAATCTGGCACAATTCTTTTTTGAATTAAATCAAAATCTAATTTAATATCTTCTGGATATTTATCGTGCCACTTTTTATAATAAACCTGTTTTCCACTATTATCATATAAGATTATTTCTGCATCATAAGTGTCATATGTTGCGCTGTATTTTTTATATGTTTTTACACCTCTATAAAAACTTATAGTGCCATAAGTTCCTTCACATTTATTAAAAAATGTTACGCTCGATAAAAAAGTACCTTTATCGTATGTTTTAACTAGAGCAGATGGTTTTTCGTTAGATAATATCATCGGGCCACTAATTACATTGCCTGTTATTGTTGTATTTTCCCCGATTAATACATTACCACCTATAACAGAATTACCTTTCATTTCTATATCGCCGTTTTTACTAATTCTAATATTATCTGAATTAAGTTCAAATGTATTGTTATTATAAATAGTTTCTTCACCGCTAATTTTAAAACCTGTTTTAGTGTCATAATTGTAATTATCCGTATAGAATGCACCTTTCAGAATGATATCTTGAGTAAATAAAGCTGTTGCATCAATTCTATCAGCACTTATCTTACCGCTGGTAATCATAGCTGCATTTAATTCTGTTGTTTGTATCTTATTAGCAATAAGTTCATTTGCTATTAATCTTTGAATAAATGCTGTATTACCTACAACTAAATCATTAATGAATGCAGAATTAGCCGTCAGATGATCCAGGTATTCTTTAGCATCGGAATTATTATTATTTAAGTCAGCATTAGCAACACTTAATACATCACTTAATGCACCTACTAAATGTTCACTGTCATTATCTTTTTCCCATCGCCAATTGTTAGCATCACCAGAATAATAATAAATTGCACACTGTCTGAATTGCCCTTCCTGAGCCAATACAGATGCAACATTATCACCTGTATAAGTAAAATAATCTCCAATTGTCAGATTGTCATAATCACTAGGAATATCAGCAACATTGCTAATTTTACCTAAATACAAGCCACCAATAACACCCGTATATGTAAAACCAATGTCATAAACTGTGGAATCTTCATAATATGAGTTATAACCTAACTGATAATCACCATAGCCTAAAACATATTCAACACCATCAAGAGTATAGGCAAGAACATTATCATATTTGTAAGCTCTGAAAATTATAGGAATTACAAAATCGCCACTAGTAATTTTTACTCCTGAATTTACTCTAATTGTAATTGAATGACGGTTGATACTATAACCCCATCCGCGTGGTAAAATTGCATCTAATCTTTCTGTATCAAATAAAAAATCTAATTCTTTATTCAACTGTACTACGTGAGCGGTAATTGTAACCTCTTGAGCTTTACAGGTTAAACGCTTTGAGTTTACCGCAAACGATGCAGCATTATAATCAACGTATACGTTTGGAGTTTCGATTAAATTGTTTGTTTCTTCTTTGATAATTTCTTTAACCTGTTCATAAGAAAGGCCATCACTTGTTATTTGTGTTGGCTCACTCCATTCGCTAGGCTCAATTGTATCAAGTGAAGTATCACTCAATGCCGTTGCGTGAATTTCCCATACAGGTTTATTCTCGTCTACTGTTGGGATGCTCTGTGCCCATCCGTTTTTTATACCTGTTAAACTTCCAGAAATAAAATTATAAGTCAAAGTTGATGGCTTATAAGTTGGCGCATTGTTTTCACGGGTATATAGAGTAATTGTATAAGTATTCATACCGTTAGAGCCGTTCAAACCGCTAGGTATTGGAGTTGCCCATTCGCCAGGTTCAATTGTTGCAATTGTGCTTTGATTTTGAGCCGTTGCCGTTGTTATATATACGGTATTAGCTGGGTTAGTTGGATATTCTAAGCTCCAACCGTTAGACATTAGAGGATAACCAGCATCGCAATTAGTCCAACTTGCAACGCCTGTGGTAAAGTCATAAGTCAAATTACTTGTTGGTAATTCTTCACGGGTCAACGGGTGATTACTTTCTTTATAAACTGAAATTTGAGTTGTATTAAATAGCTTTAATATTTTAGCCTCAATATCCTGTTTCATTCCCTCTGCCATTTCGCTAAATCTAACATCTGTAAGAGAATTATTATTTTTCTGTACCGATGTTAAATTAGTTTTATATTCTGGAATTGTGCCATACTCATAAATAGCATCGTTGTAATCTTTAAGTGTTAAACTATATCCGTTATCGCCGTTAGGTGATATTCCCGCAATTTTCATAATGGATTTTACTTTTGAAAATTCGCCGTTTTCGTCTAATTCACCAATTGAAACAATATTGCGAGCCTGTGGCATAACATCGCTTGTAATTTCTAAAGGCTTAATCAGATATACTGTATTAGTAGAGCCAACGCCATTACATTTAAGATAATAATGTTTTAAGCCGGTATCATTTTGAGCCTGTATAATTGCCCCGTATTCCTTTGCAGAATCAAAAGTTATTTTGTCGCTTACTTCAAAGCCTATAATTGTATTACCGCTTTTTAAGACATTACAAATTGATGTTTCTCTAACTCCAATTTTTAATTCTTTCATTTGCAGCATAATTGTAGAGTAGAGCGGGTAATAATCACCCTCTTTGCCAACGTCTGCAATAATTTCTCTAGGTTGCAATTTCTGCATTCTAATTTTGCGCTGCCCGATTTTGTGTATATGTTTACTTTCGGTTGTAAAATCTATTGTTGTTTCTGTGAGTATATCGTCATTTGTTCTTTCTTCACCGTCAAGCATTGTATAAATTGTATCGGTTTTCCATCCGTTACGGTTTGTATAATTTATTTTAATGCCGTCTGGCGAACGCTCGAAAGATTTTGCAACTTTGATAGAACGTACATTTTCACCGTTGATTAATGCAACGGGAGTTGTTTCTTTTCTGTCGATAACAATTGATAATCTACCGTTAGAATCAAGAATTAAATCAGCAAAAACAGTTTGTAAAATCTTTTCGATGATCTCACGCTTTTTAGTTGCCTGTGTAATTATGCCGTCAGTATAAAATTCGTTTTCTTCACAATAATTATAAAGCTCTGCAAAAGAATCTAAATCAATTTCTGAATCGCTATATTGCGAATGAGGATGCACGCTTGATGTAAGTAATTCAAGAATCCAGCTTGATGGATTTCTTGTTGCCTGTTTGGTTGTAGTCCAATTGCTACCGTCATAAACACGGGCAACCCCTAACGATGTAATATTAATTTCGTCTAAAGTGTCTTGAGTTGAACTATTAGCAATAATTTTAATGCCAATACGTGTAGTCTTTTCTTTATACCAATTCTCTAAAGGTTTACAATCTACTAATATATTTTGTTCCTGTGATTTTTGAGCATCATAACAAAATGAATTGTAATAAAGTAAATAGGCATCTTCATTTGTGTTGCTTTCTCTGTGTGGGGTTACTCTGTCGAGTTTAATTAATATATCTTTGTCGAATGCCTCTAAATATGTAAATTCTTTTGTTGCGGTGAATCTGATAGTATGATTTACATTAAAATTGAATGTATTATCTGTTACGCCGTCAAAGTTGAAAGCATTCCAGGTTGCGCCGTTGTCATTACTCCAATAAGGAATAATTTTCACGCTGCATTTATCCCAATTTGAGCTATTTGTATCGTATTTGCGTAAAGAATTAAACTGAATACAAACTTGAACTTTCTTTGTATTTGTTGCAAGTTGTTTAATTACAGGCTCGGAATCTTTTCCAAAATCGTGCTTAATTTCGCTACCGTCATTTACACTAATAACTTTTTTTGAAAATTCGCTAAGTGTAAAATCTGTGTTTTGTCTAATTTCTATTTTATTGTTAGAATCAGAATAAATAGAGCCAGAATCAAAAGAATAAACGCCCTCATTAATTTCTACATCTTCTCCAAAATCTTTAATTTTGACATTGCCAATAGAAATATCCTTTATAATTTGTGGCCCATAACCACAACAAAGAATTGCATTCCAATATTGTTTATTTCCGTTTTCGCCACCAATTGAATAATAGCCATCTGTAAGCAGATAAGGGGTATTGTATACGTTACCCATTACATACTGTAATGCGTAGCCCAATGCTTTTTTATTCTTTGCGCCTTTAATAAATGGCAATTGGGTTGTCTGTTGCGCTAAATTGTTTGCATCTTTCTGGGCCTTTTCTGCCTTTTCTTTTGCCTCTTGTGCCTGTTCATTTGCACGAATAGCCATTCCGATGCTAACGCCAGCAGCAACAACGGCAACAACGGCAGCAATTACAATTGCGGTTGTCATACCGTAAGGCACGGCACGGATATATATTATATCTTCTGGCTTTACTTCATAATTAGGGTCGAGCTTGTAACCCTCATTTAAGATAATAGATTTACTGAAATCATAGTTAGGCAAAATATCTTGTAATCTGCCATTCTGATTAATAACTTTTTTTTCGTTTGATAACGTATTGTAAACGTTGATTATGCCCATTTATAACACCTCGTATATGTTAAAAATAGTCATACCCCCACGCTCTAATATTTGTGAAATCCTAACGCCTTGATTACGTGTAGAATGTATAAATGTTTTATCGTCTAAACATACCCCAATATGCAATTCATTATTGATGTACATTTCTATAACGTTACCCCGTTTTAATTCATTTGTTTTCTTTACATTAATTAAAGGCTCGTTATCCCGTGCAACTTGCATTGTATTCCCGAAAGTTGTTATATCTTTTAAGATTTTTTTAGTTAGGATTTTAACGGCAAGTATTGCGCAACCGTAACAATCTAAGCCGTCTAAATCTCTTCCGTTTTCTTTATAAGGAATGCCGATTAAATCTATAATTTCCATTTACGCATTGCCCCTGTTGTTGTCTGTGTCATAAACATATGGAGTAAAAGACATATTAAGCCTGTCATCACTTCCTAATGTGAACTCTAAACTCATATTATCGTCATAAGAAATAGAGCCAAAGAAATGCTTATAATTGTGTATTGCCTGTACAGAATCGCCCGCAATAACTCCAACAACTGAAATGCTAAGCGTTGAATCTGCCTTTTCTGCCCATTCAATTATTGTGTTATCAATTGAAGTAATAGAAAGCGATGCGCCCTCGCCAATATTATTAGGCGGGGTATAATTAAAGCTACTAACGGCATAAGTGTTGCCCTCGTATTCAATTGCCTCATTATTATTTACTAGGTAAATATCCCCAGCAACTGAATGCGAAAACTTGATAAGATAGGGCAGCGCAAATTTACCCCCATTAAAAAGTTTGTTAAAAATCTCTGCATTAGTCATATTAATAAACTTCCTCAATTTCTAAATCATAACTTTTAATTCGTAAGTCTGTGTCATTTGGTGATGGAATTGCAGCAAAGCAATAATTTTTATTTCCAATTGCCGAACAGGTAAAAGCACCACTTAAACCGCCTAATGTGTCATTAAACCAACTGATAAACGCATCTTCTTCTGTTCCAACTTCTAAATCAATTTTCATTGAATAAGTCATAACCGATTTAGTGTTAGTGAGATATGCGACACTACGCCCATTTACAGAATCAAACTTTTTTGTATTTTCCTTTGGTTTCTTCTGGAATCCGTAAAACTTTGTATTTACGCCGTTAGGCCAATTTGTCAAAATCATAAATAGCTAACTCCATTTTTTGAACTTTGTGCAACTTCCATAGATTTATTGTATGTACCTCGTTGCATTGAACTGTTTACAATGTCATCAATAACAACTTTCAAACCGTTAGAATCTAACTGTGTAGAAACGTTGGCAGATGTATTATTTATAATGTTTACAGGTACATTAATCATTGTGCCATTGCCCTTATAATCTCCGTTAGCCATATCCATAAAATTACGCATTTCTGCGGGATTTAGTATGGCCTCGCCCGCATTACCTTTGAATGCGATTTTATCTCCACTATAAGAATTGCCCGTTAAGAATCCACCTGTCGCAAAAGATGGGGCCTTTGGCTTGTTTGCTACAATTGTTGCAAGTTGCACCGCACCCGCTGCACCAACTAATGCACCTGTAATCATTCCTAATACGCCACCCTGTGCAATTGCCTTAGAAATACCCTCTGCAACGTTTGCCGTTGCGGTTAAAATAGAAGATGTATATTCCCACATTTTGAGCTTGTATTCTTCCTGTGCTGCCTTTTTGTCAATTTCTTTTTTCTTATCGCAATATTCCTCATAGGTTATAATTCCCTCATTGTATTGCTCTGCAATATCGCCTAATTGCGCATTTGCCTCATCTTCATTCTGTTTGCGTACAAGTGATGTAATACCGCTTGTAATATCTGCAAACTGTGAAAAATAAGAATTAATCACGCTTGCCATTTCGGCAATATCTTCTTTTTGTTTCTGTAATCGCTCTGCGCTTTCTTTTTCTGTAACCTGTGTTAAAAGTTTCTCAAGCTCAATTTTTTTGTTAACTAACTGTTCGTATGTTTCACCCTCTTTTTGATGCTCATTAATATAATTTTCAATTTCGCCAATTTGTGTTTTAATCTGTTCGCCTAATGTTTCTTCAACTTCTTCTAATTCTGATTCGGCTTGAGTTATCACGCTATCGGCATCAGCTAGCATTTCTTTCTGTTCAATTAGAGAAGTCCAATATGCAATATCTTCTCGTGCTTTGCGCTCGTGTTCATAATTACCGTTATTACCCGCAAATGCTGGGTCGTTCATCATTTCAATATAATTACTAACGGCAGCATCTAATAATTGTTGTGCTTCTTCTTCTTCTGTAATTGTTTGACCTAATGCACGGCGTTTATTTATTTCTTCTGAAATTGCTTTGAGCTTTTCGTCATACTCGCCCCGTAATTTATCACGGGTATTTTGTGCATCCTGTTTATTCTTATCTTCTGCCGTTTTCTTTTCACTTTCTGCAATCTGTTCGGCTTTGTCTTTTAATTCTTTTAAAATATTTTCTTGTTTTTGTAATTCTGTTTGCTTTTCCTGTGTGCCTAATGCAATTAATTCTATTTCGCTTTTTGTACCGTCATTTAATTTTTCCAGGTAATCGCCGTAAGTCATATTTAATTCGGCATATCTTTTCTTCTGGTCTTTTGTACGTTTGAGCCAATTAATAGCAGATAAAGAGGCATATTCTTCTAAATCTTTTACTTCCTGTCGGGCATTTTCTACAATGTTACTTTGAGTATTTACGGCAGAATTAGCGGCCCCGCTATCGCCCGTACCGTTTGTAATTACATTGTTTAGTTGCTTTAATGATTCTTTTGCCTCGTTGGTTTTCTTGATTGCCTCAGTCCATTTATCAATGTAACCCTGTAAGCCTTTGCGCAATGGTGAAAGAGTATTTTCCCATTGTGCGCCTATCTGTTCTTTTAGATCACCAATTGAATTGCTTAATTGCTGGCTTGAGCCTGTTGATTTGGCTACTTCTTCGGCCATTCCTTTATATTTCTGGCCCATAATTTCAACGGCTTTACCACTTGCCAATTCTTCTTTTGTGAGATTTTTTAATTCTGTAACCTGTCGACCCATAAGGCCAACATTCCCGCTATAAGTTGCATTTAATTGTGTAACGGCAGAATCAAGCGACATCATCCCCGATGCGCTAACATCTAACGCCGTTGCCATTATCTGTTGTATTTCTGTTTGTGTTCTTCCTGTTGAGGCTAATTGCGCCATCATTGGAATAAGAGCCTCATCGCCTGTTGTAGAAATACTTTGCAACTGTGATGCGTAATCTTTTAATTGTTTAACTGAATTAGAATCTAAATAGGGGTTGTTTTTTGCTGCAACTTCTAATTGCTTTTCTGCCGTTGCCTGTGTTCTATATGCGGCCGTTGTATCTTTTATTGCAGATGTTGCACCCTTTACGGCTGCCGTAATCCCCGCAAATACGGCCCCGCCTTTTGCAATTGTTTTTAATGTGCTATCTACTTTTTTAACCCCGTCTACAATTCCTTTTGTATCAATCGAGGTGTCAATTGTTAACTTTCCATCTCTCATAGTAAAAGAAAGTCAATTTTTATTTTCTTTTTGCTAACAGATTATTAAATTTCTTTGTACTTTCTGAAAGCTCTTTATTCTGTGGTAATTCCCACATTTTTTTTAAGCTCTGCATTTGTGTTTCTAAAGTTGTTTTATCGTTTTTGTCGTAACTTCTATATTTCATTACTTCATTTAATTTTGTGTTATGTAGTCCAGAAAGCAAAGCTAGAAATTTATGCCAATGTAAACGCAAACTTTCATCGAGTAAGTCAATTTTATAAACTTCATAGAAAGCAGAATAAATCAATTCTGCATCTAATTCGTAATCTAATAATTGTATGCCGTCTGTATTTGATTTTCTAGGCAAAATACGGGTAGGGGAATAAAAGCGCATTAATTCATTGTAGCCGTCAATTCTGTTAAAAGGTTTAATGCCCTCATATAAAAAATCTAAATCACCCAGAATTGTTTTTTTATCTTTTATGAGTTTTGAAAAAATGAGCCAAAATCTAAAATCTGTATGAATAGGGTATAAATCACCCGCTACCTCAATAGCAGCGGGCAATTTTACTTTAGATAAAGTAAACATTTGATTTAATTAAGCTGCCTTTGTAAAAGTTGGCTTACCATCTGAATCAATTGTTACAGTACCCTCAACCCAGTTATTGATATTTGTATCAAATGTCAACTGTGAATTTACAGGGTCTAAAGTCTGCATAATGAAAGTTGTATCACATAACCACGCATCGTAAGTTACTGTTGCACTTTCTCCGCTGCCGCTTTCTGTGTATTCGTTTGTGAATACTACAAGCATTTTTCCTTTTGCGCTTGCGCCTGTTGGCAATTTGTAGAACTTAGGCCAGAAATATTCATAATCTGCATCGCCTTTTACGAGGGTCAACGGATTAGAAAGGCTAGGCTTGTAAGATTTTACCAATGTTTCTTTTGTTTTCATATTGATAAAATCTCTGTCCTCTGTTTCTGGATTCAGATTAATTGTGTTTTCTGTTGCTTTACACAACTGAATATAATCTGGTGTATCTGTTGTGGATTTGTCAAATAAAATACCAACGTGATATTTTTCAACTTTATCGCCGTTAGAAATTGGATAAACTACCATAATTTAATAATTCCTTATTTGAGCTTTATATAATTTACAGAAATACTACAAGTATAAAGCGCATTGCCTTTGTCATCTGTTCCGATAAACTGAACATTTGCAACGGCTTTGCATTTTAATTGTAAATTGTCTGTAATATCCGTAAGTTTTACATTGTTCAATAGGTCAAGAATTGCATCCAGCTTTGCCCGTGAATCCGATGCCTTTTTGAATCGTGATGTAAAACTTATATTAATTGCGTATTCTTTTGTACCGTCTATATAATCAGCTACAATACGGCTTGATGGGTCGTGAATTGATATTATGCCCTCTGTTGTTGCATCGGGAAATAAATCATTGTAAAAATTGACGTTAGAAATATTTTGTTTAATGTAGTCATCAATAGTTTTTGCGATATTCTTCATTTACTAATTTACTCCATAACTCTTTATTTTTACTTTTTGCAACTTCAAACCATTTACGGCTTGCATTGGGGTTTACCTGTTCGCTAATTTTAATATTTTCGTTGTAATACAACTTTTTAGCGTATGGCGTTTGCCATACCAATAAACCGCTACCAATTACCGTATGTAATATGCTTGATTTTTTTAGCGTTCCTGTATCCATAGGAATATAATAATTACTATCTTTTAATACTTGAGAATCTAACCGTTTTTGACATTTTTCTATCGTGCCATTGGCTTTAAGAATTACGCTATTAGGGTCAAAATCAAGTTTAATTTCCATAATTAATTAAGTCCTATTTCCAGGTGATGCAAGCCGTCAGCATAGGCGGGAGTAATTGAATTAATAAAGTATTCAAAGCCGTCAAAAACAACTTTCTGATTTAATTGAAAACTTACATTTTTAGGGGTCGAGTTTGTGCAATCATAATATAGAATCATATTATCATTTGCCTGTTTCCCATTTGTGCTATTAATTTGCCCCCGTGTAGATGTTATCCATACGTTATGCAATTCAACGGCATCCCCGTATACAATTTCCCTGTCCTCGTTTATTGATTGAATAGTGTATAAAATGGCATTGCAAGTAAGCATTTTTTTACTAATTGCCCGTGCCATTATTTCACCCCTAAATCAAAAGAACAGAATAAACGAGCTTTGCATAGCTTTTTGTTTAACGTGCTCATTCCGTTTAATTCAACCAATTTATTGCGCTCATTTGAGCCGTAAGAAATTGAATGCCCCGCAATATTTTCGGATGCAATTGCGTTGTCGCTATTGCCAGAAAGCAATTGATTATCAATGTAATCAATTTCAATCATAAGACATACGGCAGAATCAATGCCGTTTGTTTCCTTTTCCGTTATGTAGGGCATCCAATTTTTCATTAATTGAATATTTTCTAGTTTAAGCGCATTAAAATCGGCCTCTGTTGGTACAACGGCACGGCCTAAAGTGTCGCTATAATATGTATATGTAACGTTTTCAAACTGTGCCATTTGTAACAACCCCTATTTTTTTACTGTTTTTACAACAGGTTTAACAGGCTTTTTTTCTTCTGTTGGAGTTTCAACAGGTTTCTTTTCTGCCTGTATTTTTTTTACTTCTAAACCGATAACAACGGCCATTATTCAACCCCTATTAAGATGCAGCATAATGCAGATAAATGCCGCTTACTTTGTTGTCGTAAACGTCTGCAATACCGTAATCACGGAAACAGAATTTCCATCCGTCAGATGTCTGATTTTCTTCTGGTGAAATAATCTTGTTTACTGTGTGTTTCTGGAATTGAATAGCAGCAGATTTTTCAATTACCATAAAGTTGATATTTGCGCCTGTGTCTGCCTTAGCATATCCGCCCGATGTTTCGCCTGTTGTTGTACCGTCATTCTGTTTAATAGCGGTATAGAATCTTGTCTGTGGCACTTTTACAATTTCTGCAAAGCTATTCAAAACTTCACGGCTCTTTGTTGTATCAAGAGCAGAAATCAAGTTGTACAAAGTAGGTGTAATGAAAAGCACTCGGCTTTCCATTGGTACTTCGTTTTCATCCATTGCATTCTGTGCAACCAACAATGCTGCAATTACGTCTGCACCTGTTGAAAGTGATGCACCCGCATTGATTTTAGAAATTCCCTGTGCGCCCGCATATTTTGCAAAGCGGAAAGCGTCTAATTCTGGCACAACTTTTGTGCGAATGAATTCGGCAGAAAGTTTACCGAAAGCTACGCCCGCAGTTTCTGCATTGTCCATTGCATCAACTGTGAATGCACGACCTCTATCAAAGTTACATTCTACTGTTTCATTAGTAAGTGTAACATCTCCGCCAACATATCCACCGTTACGGCTATATGCTGCAAGTCCATCCATTGTCATTTTAGGAATAACAATTTCTTTTGCGTTGCTACCAGCTGCAACTAAAGTTGGATCACCGTCTAAAACGGCTGTTTTTGATGCGTACTTGTAAACTTCATCGAGTTTATCAATGTACTGTTTGAAGTAACCATTTGTAAAATTATTACTCATTGTTTTTTTCTCCTGTTATATAGGTCTATGCCTTAAGAGGTGGCAAGCCCATAATGGCCCGCACTTTGTCCTCATTTGAGCCATCGTCTTTTGTATCTGCCATATTTGCCATTTTTGGCGGTGTAGGGGCAGACACATTTTTTAGAATGTCATTTTTGCCGTCTGTTAGAGCTTTGAATAAATCTTCAATTGATTTATCTTTGTTCTCTTTTTTCTGCATTTCGTCATCAATCATTTTATTAATCGAATCTCTTGTAAAATCATTTACAAACTGTTTAGAGCCTGTAAATTCTTTAATACGGCTTTGACGTTCAATTGTATTAATTTTCTGTTCGTAATCAGCTTTGCTTTTTTCGTATTCGGCTTTGTACTTTTCTACATCTGCCTTTACGTTGTCGTAATCTTTGAACTTCTCAAGAGTATCATTAGCCTTTGTTAAATCACTCTTTACCTGTTCAAGCTCTGCATTTAGCTTTTCGCTTTCTGCCTTTGCTTTGTTGATGTCGTTGCCGTTTTCGGCCATAATCTTATCGATTACGTCAGCATCTAAGCCCAATTCTTTTAGAAAATCTCTTTTCATTCTTATACTCCATACGGCTTTTAACGTGTTTCCATCACGATAGATTTAGAATGTTTCAATTGCTTACGGCAATTAATCGTTATTTAAGGAAAACACGCCACCCGCTAATTTAATAACGGGTAGCACTGTGAAATTCCCTGTCGGCTAAATTCTAGCCATTAATATTGTCATTTAATGTTTTTTTCTAACTCTTTTTAATTATTAAATCCGCACGGCTCTAACTCGTGGCATTTATTCCCGTGATATATACACATTGGCACTAAACAATTGTTAAACTCTGGGCATTGCTCAATTAATAATTTGCGCATTGTGGATGCCAGAATTCGCATTTCGTTTGATGCTTTTCCGCATAATCTTTTATTGCAGAATGTCTGTAATGCCTCTGCATTAAAATCAACAATTACATTTACAGGCGCATTTTGTGGCGCATTTTCCCTGTTATAATCGCTCTGCCTGTCATTTCTTTGCGATTTTACAAACTTTTCTATGCCAATATGATGACGGCATAATTCATTACTAACCCAATACGGCAAGTCAGAAATAAAAAAAGAAATAGTCAAATATCTAATAGGCGAATGCCTGGTCTCTAACATTTTCTTTTTCCATTCTAAAGTTGGCGCATTAATAACTTTAGTTTTACCCATAGTTACTAATGCACGTTGTTTGACGGCTAACCAATCATCATTGTTAGGGAATTTCAACAATTCAACTTTCATTGGCTATTCTTCTTTTACAAACTGATTGCAAATCTGAATTGCAGCATTGCAACCAATTACAATTGATGCGTTGATTGCAACGGCATACGCTGGGTCAATGAATGTAACAACGGCAATAGAAATTGTTTCTAAACCTGTAACAATGCCAGAAATTAAATTAAATGTTTTTTTGTTCATAATAAAAAACTCCTTTTATAGTGATAAAAAAAAGTCAATTAAATTGTTTGTATTGTTATTTCACATTGAGGTTTGTTCTTTTCGTACAGGTTAGTAATTGATATTTCTTTCACAATCTGCCATTTGTCATCAAGTAAAATGTTTGCATCTGTCAGTAAATCCATAATGCTTGAGCATCCATTGTCAGAATCTCTACGCCGTAAATCGCCGTGAGTAAATGTTAGGTGAATTGAAACAGGCTCATTAATTGGCTTAATCGGTTTCTTACAATTCATTAATTGAGCTAATGCGCTGCAATGCCAATAAATAAAATGCTTGTTTTTATATGTTTTTCTGGTCTTAAAGTTTACTTTATTAGCATTTTTCTTTGCTGGGGTTTCCCCTGTAATTGTGTAATTAAAAATCATTTTTCTGTTTACTCCGTTAAAATAAAAACCCCTTACCGTATGGCTTTAATGGTCGGTAAGGGGCAAATTGAAAGGAGTAACACGCAGAATTCACATTGAAAGGAAATAGAAAGAATTGCTTGTTATAATACTGTCAGTTTTACAATTTAGGTTTTAAGCCTGTCGGTTGTTTCCCGTCTTTTGTTCCGATGTACTCATTTATATAATGGCGTTTGATTTTGGTTTCTTCTGTTATGTGTCTTGCATTGGCTTGCCAATTATACAAGTTGTTACGGGCCGTAATGTATTCTTTGGTATCGGTCAAGCCTGTAAGCTCATAGCCCATTACTTCATTTTTATATGCCCGAATGGCACGTTCGCATAGTCTTAATTCTTGCTCGGCCTCATAAGGTGTAATGTCGTGATTATCTAACTTTACTTTTTTTTCGCTCATTTCGTCTAATTCGTTACGGCTATATTGTAACGGTGTACCCTCAAAATATGGGTAGAAAGAATGACGGCAATTAATACCACAAATTCCGTCTGCCTCACCAAAGCGACAAACTTTATAAAAATCGTATGCGTGTCTTTTAATTCCGTCAGAATCGTAAAAGTCCCGTTCACCGTTTAAACAATAAACTTTGCCTTGCCATTCCTCGTGTTCTGGTCGTGCACCAATATGCGCATCAACTTCAACTAAATCCGTATTTAATTCGTCTGCATTTTCTATTGTCTGTTGTGAGGCCGTCTGATTAATTCCCGTTAAAATGTTCATTCGTGTTGCGCTTTCTATTGAACGCTCAATTAATTTTCCGCTACCTGTGTATATTACAGATTTTACGCCGTCTTTGGCTAAATTATTTACGGCTACTTTGTACGCATCTTGCCAGCTTGCGCCACCTGTCGCAACTTTCATATAGGCAATGTTTGCCTGTTTAATGAACTTCTTTTCTGTTGCATCTGCAACCGTCATTGTTATTCGTACAAGAGAATTATATATTTCTTCAAACTTTTGCGATTGCTTATCAAATGCAACGTTTACGGGGTGAGCATCTGCAAGTAATTTATCAATTGAAGAATTAATAACCTGTGTTTGATTTTCGCTCAATTCAGCTTTACCGAACTGATAATATTGCAAGTCTTTTTTTGTAGCTTGCCCCATAGCCTCATTATAGAGTTTTACCAACTCTCTACGCATTTTTAAGTTATAGGTATCAACAATTTTAATTATATCTTTTTTTAATGCGCCTGTTTCTTGAATAATTTCCATCTGATAAATGGTTGCATCCGTTACTTTGCGTAATTTATTGAGGCGTTTGAAAATGTCTTTTTTTATCTCGAATTCTAAATCTGCATAGAGCTTTACAATATCATCGGATAAATTAGCTAAGTAACGGGCATTAAGCATAATTATTCAAATCTGAACTGTCCGCCAAAGTCATTTGTGTTTGTCTGTTCGGGCACTTTTGCATTTGCGGTTTGTTCATCTTCTCCGAAAAACATCATTCTATATTCGGCAGCAGAAATAATGCCATTCTGCAATTCCTGTAATGCTAATTGTTTCATTTGAGTAGGGTCTTTTCTTGCTGCATCGTTGTAAACAATTTCTATTCTATCGTCAAAAGGTACATTCTCATAAGCACTAATCATATAAGCGAAAATATATGCCAGATGTTTATATTTTTCTTCCAATTCGCTTTCAATTGAATCAACCATTGAATATAAAGCCTTTTTTCCGCCTGTGTACTGTGTTGCGGTCTGTGAAACATTTGCGAGGTCTGATAATGTGCCTTTGCCAATATTCCAGGCTAATTCACAACGGCGCAGAATCTCATTGAATGCCTCTACCTGTTGAGCCGTTCTAAGAGTAGGCGAATGCTCTGTTATTCTCTCTGCATCAATTCCGTTACCGTTAAGTTTTACAATAAGTTTGTTTAATTTAGGGTCAACTTTCTTGAATTCTGCCCCCTGTTTCTTTTTAAACAAATCTTCATCGGCAAATACCCGTAATTCGCCGCCCTCTTGTTCCCATAAAATACGGCTATACTGTTCGTCAGCATCTTTAATAAGGTTTTCTGTATTCTGCCATAATGCGCACGGTACATTTGAGCCGTCAATCTTATTAGGCATTCTGTTTTTTACTTCAACAATAAACGGCATTTCTACATTTTCATAAGAGTAGAAAGGTGTTAATTCTGCCGTCTGGGTACAAGCCGATAAATCAACTTTATATAACGATTGCCCGTTGATTTTGTATAATTCGAGTAAAACAGAATGAGTTTTATTTTTATAATTATGACGTTCAATTAAGATAAACTCTTTTTTATCGTCATTTAATTTCTTTGTGATAATACAACCCGTTAGCGTGCCGTCAATATCGTATGAAGTAGGAATATAATTACCCAGCTTTACAATTTCAAATTGCATTTTGCCGTTTGCATAAATAGGTCTTACAACGCTGCCACCGATAGCAACAATATTTTGTACTAATTCGTGCGAACATTCGTTTAATTTTTTCATTGGTATTGCAAGCCGTTCATTATCTGTGTTTACTTCTATTTCTTCACTTACAGGCTTTGCAAGCTCGCCAATTGTGCAATCAACAACACCACAAGTCAAAGCCTCTGCATTCCATTCGGCTTTTCCCTGTAAAATATTATTCCATAAATCCAATTTATTAAGCATTTCATCACTTAAAACAGTTTGAATTCCTGTAATTTGAGCTAAATTGTATCTTCTGAATAACAACATTATTTTATTCCCTATGCTTGAAAAGATATTCATAATAAAAAAATGTCAGTTTAATTCCACGTTATCAAGCGCAATATCTACGCAATAACCTTTTACTTCTGTGCCTGTTTCTAATGCAATTCTTACGTTTTCTTTAGAAGTCTGTAATACGCTTGCTATATGCTCGATAGAATTGTAATAGCCGACTTCTTCATTGCTGGTAAGTAAATAAATTGTTTTCTTTTTCATATTAAGAAAGTTAATTTAGTAAGCTCTTAAAAATACCCTCTAATACAGGTACAACAATTGAATTTCCCGCCTGTTTGTATAACTGTGAATTACTGTTTACTTTAGATGCCTTTTCAAAATCTGAATCAGTAAACCCCATTAAACGCCAACATTCAAGCGGTGTAAGTTTTCTAATTTTATAAACCTTTTCAATTACCCTTAATTCGTTTTCGGTTTCTGTTGAAAGAGTAGGCGATATATTGCCTTTTTCCTGTACTCTGCCTCTACGTGTTGTGCTTTCTGGATAATTCATATTTACAACGCCCGGAATATTACATTCGCTATAGCCTTTTGAATTGTTTTCTTTTATTTTTACTGAATCAATAATCATTGGTTGCCGCCCCCCCCTTGCATAGTTGTTAAAGTTGGTGAAATTCCGTTTTTATCCCATACCGCACCCGCATAGCTTGCCCCGTAACCGTTATAATTACCTATAAAAACAGGTTGATTTTCTTCATTCATTTGTGTTACCTCAATCAATAAATTATCTTTCTGTACTGTGGTTAGAGAATGCGCAATTAATTCATTGCTAAATTCTAAAACCTGTTTATTTTCTCGCCCTCGCATTGCAGCAACAATATATAAGGGGGGTAGTCTTTTATTCAATTTTATTTCCTTTTACTAAATAATACGGTCTAAAGTTTGTTGTAATTGCGGGAGTTATGGAATCTGTTTTATAAATCCTGTCTTGAAAACTTCTTTCTTTGCCGTTTTCGTCATAAAGATTTACACAAACAGGATTATTGTATTTCAATAACCCCCGTGCATTCGTTTTGATGGTTGATAATTCCCCCGTCATATCTTGCTTTGATTGCATTTGCGATTGTTCTAATTCCGCTTGTATTACTTGACAAGTCAACTCCGAATCGCATAATTGTTCTGTTCTGTTCTGTTCTGTTCTGTTCTGTTCTGTTCTGTTGTTAGGAATTTAAGCCCCTCGCCTTTATTTGTTGTAAGAGTAGGGGCAATAACGCCACCATATACATTGCCGTTTATCCCTTTGCCAGATGGATTCACGTTGCCAACAACTCCATTTAATTGCCCTTTTTTCTGAACGTCTAATATGAGCTTGTCGGCTTTTTCGTTATTGATGTAATATTTTTCATTTACAACAGGCTCTAAATAATCAATAATTGTTTTATCAAGTTTTACAGGCTCTGGGAATTTATATTCAACGTAATCAGCCGAAAGAATAGAAATCATAAAGGCTCGCTCTCTGTTTTGTGCAACCCCGTAATTTTTTGCATTTAATACTTTGTAATGGTTTACATATCCTTTACTTTGCAGATAATTACACCAGTCATCAAACCCCTCTGTTTTAATTACCTGTGGTACATTTTCCATTAATAAAACCTGTGGTAATTCGTGGCCGACTTCATTCAATAATCGCTCAACTTCCCATAATAACCCGCTACAAGTATTAGAGCCACGTTTTAAACCGTCTTTTCTTGCTAAGCCTTTTCCCGCAACGCTTAAATCAGTACAGGGGAATGAGTAAGTAAGTAAGTAAGTAAAGTTTTGACGGTCAACAATGCCTAAATCTTCACCCTTTAATTGTGTTATGTCGCTTACTTCAAAATTAGTGTTATGAATTGCGTTATAACTTTTAATTGCGTATTTATCGAATTCACAAACTCTATAATGTTCAAAATCTGCACCAATATTACGCAATGCCATTGCCTGTGAGCCAACGCCCGCAAATAATTCAATTAATCTGATTTTGTTTTTGATTTTGTACTGATTAAAAGAAAATAAATCTTCTTGAATAAATGCCATATAATTACCCCTTTCATAAAAAGGGTCATTTATATTAATTGCCTTTTACTCGCCATATTTCTTCTAAACAGTAACGCAATGCATCTATACTGTGGTCGGGTTGCCCGTCTGGGAATCCTGTTATTATTTCGCCTGTTCTTTTATCCAATTGGTATTCATACAAGCTAAACTCATCGGCAGCAAAAGGGCATCGGCTAGGGTCAATTACAATTTTCTTCAAACCCTGTAACCATTTATAAGACATTTCACGACTTCCAGGACCTTTAATTGCACCTCGACAATTTAGGCCGTAATCTCTAAAGTCTGCAACGCTTTTATTTTCCGAACTATCCGCAATAATTCGTATATTGCGGTCAATTCCGTTATTATCAAGAAAATCAACTAATTTATTATAAGCCTGTAAATTATTATGTTTCTGCAACGATAATTCGCCGTAAACGTATAAAATACGCTCTTTAATTGAATAACTGCAACAAACAAATCGGAAGTAATCGGGATAATAACCCCAATCGACCCCGTAATAATTCCATTCTAAATTATTAATTTCTTCCTGTGTAATTTCTCTAAGCTCGATATTTTCAAAAACGTTTGAGCCTGTTCCCGTTGGCTCACCTAAAAAAATATTTCTGTATGCCCGCTCATTGTTCTTGCGCATTTCTTCTGCCTCAAATAAAAAGGCATCGCCTAACCATTGCGGATTTACTGTTAAATAATTGCTCTCTCTAAATAATCTGTCTTTTCTAGGTTTTCTGAATTCTGCATTTACCCAGCATCTTACACTTGACGGCGGGTTATAAGAAAAGAAATTGTAAAAAGTATCGCCGCCACGCATTGTAGAAAGTTTAATTGTTTCAATATCATTAAATGTAAATTCTGCCGTTTCTTCAAACCACGTTATAGAAATGTAGCCTTTTGGAGCTTTAATAGATTTTATTTTTAGTGGATCATCTGCACCGCGAAAAAAAATAACTTGCCCCGTAGTTATATAAGTTGCCTGTAATGGTGTTAGTGTAAAATTAAACAGGTGAGCAACGCCTAATTTTTCGCACGCCCATTTTAATTGAGTATAAACAGAATCTCGCAATGTGTTACTAACTTTGCGCAGAATTAAAGCGTTATAATCTGGGTGAGTAATTAAAAGGTAAATTATCCATAATGAAATTGTAGAGCTTTTACAGCTACCACGCCCGCCAGCCTCTACATACTCGGTGTATTTATGTTCTAATACCGCTCTAAAATCATCGTTAAAATTAATCGGAAATAAATCTTTGCTACTAACTTTCATATAAAGAAAGTCAAATAAAAAAGGCTTTACAGGTTAGGGAGATTAAACCCGTAAAGCCAAAAATTATTTTGTAAAGAAATAATTAAAAGTCTTGTTTTCGGGGCCGTCTACATCCTCAAACCACGCTAATGCTAATTCAGAATAAAAATTATAATCTGTAAAGCCGTGCTTTCTTCCAACGCTATAATAATCGGAGTACATCATATTTAATACGACATACCAATCGCATTTACTTACGCTATCCCAATTAATGCCTAATTTTTTGCCAACTTCCATAGCCTGTTCTATAGTCCATTTTTCGCCGTTGGCTCTGTTGCTGCCGTCTGTTACGGCCATTTGTGTAACTAATATTCGTGCTAGGTCTTTGTTGATAGTTTCCCCGTTTTGCTCAATATAAAAATCTAACAGATAATCTTTAATATTCATAATCTTAAACTCTCTCTAATGTCTTTTTGTAATGCTATAAAACCCCTAAAATCCAATTAAGGAAAATAGGGGAAAACAGGGGAAAATTTCCCTATTTTTTTTTACGCTTTGTTTGCTAGGATAAAATCCTCAAGTGTCTTTGTTTGTGTGAGCTGGGATGCAGCAAAGATAGCACTATTAAGCTCTCGGTCTTTATCTGCAACTTTATCTCGCAATGCCTGTATTGTCTGGTCGTTTAAGGCATTCATAATTGTTGTGGTCTGATTGCCAATTGTTGTTTTAATGTCGCAACAACATTGCTGCATATTAAAATCTAAGTTTGCAATTGCAGAATTAACAGAATTAAAGCCGTTAGTCATACCCATTGCAACGTTATTGAATCCGTTATTCAAACCTATTGAAAGGTTATTAAGGGTATTTACAGTATTCTGATTATTAAACCCGTCTTGCATTTCGGCTCGTGTTAAGGCATTCTGCATTGCACTTGCATTATTGCCAAAGCCACCGCCAAAGCCACCGCCTAAAAACAAAAGGAATAACAACAAAATAATAATGCCGTTACCCTCTAAAAACCCGCCATTTTCTTTAGTCATAGCGAGTACATCAGATGCGCTTAAATCGCTCATATTATAACTCTCCTTTTAGGCATAATTATTTAATGCCTAATATTTTTTCTAGTTGTTTAGCTTGATTAATCAATTGCTCTAATTGTTCTGGGGAAACGTTACGCCGTTTTAATTCGTTTTCTAGTATTATTCGGGGGTCTTGTTTAGTTGAATTAATAAGGCTCTGGAATTGTGAAAACTTTTGAAATGTATCGAAAAAAATTAATACTCATAGAATTAAACTCCTATGAGTAAAAATATAGCCGATATAAATTGCGCCGTGTCGGTCAATTATCGGTCAAAATAGGTCAAAAAAATAAAAATGCCCCGTTCTACAAGTTGGGGAATAGAGCGGGGCGGGGTAACAATATATATGTCAGTGGGAGGATAAAACCCATAATATAGTCAGTTAAAAAAAATATCCCTGTAAGCAACGCAAACAGGGGTAAATAAAAGTATAGAAATTATCTGTTATTAACATATTGTTTATATTTATTTTTGTAAAGTTCTTTTAATTCTTCTGTTGTTTTTATGCCGTTTCTTTTTTTTGCTGCATCCAGGCGCCGCCTAATTGTTCGCTCGCTCATTCCGTTTAATTCTATTTCTTTCTGTAACAAATTATTACAAAGTTGCTCTAAAATCTCTATTTCTTCATCAAATAAAATAACGGGTTTACGTTCATATTTAGCATAAATTATAAAATCATATACAATAAAAATCCACATTTCCCCCGTAAAATATAACTATCGGTATAAAAAATTAAAAATGTTAATTTGCTCAAAATAGCCGTTTTTAACGTGTTTTTACTCAAAAGAGTATAATTTTACGTTTTCGCTAAATAAACGCTTGAGCGTAAATATATGAGCGTTTTAGAGGTATTTTTAACTAGTTCTCATAGAATGTATTATTATTGCTCTTTCATACCAATTTTTTTTAGTTTTTAATAAATGTAAACAATATTTCCAATAACTTCTAAAATTAGGGTATTTTGATATAAAATTTTTCTTATACTCATTATCCTTTAATCTTAAATTAAGGTATTCATAAGCCACCATATAAAAATATTTTTCAATTTTACTCATTTATCTTAGTCCTCAATTTTAATAACTATCTGATTATCTACTACTTCTGTGTCCTGCTTATCTTCTGGAGTAACCTTCCATCTGTCTGGAGCACGATTAGTAAGAAATAAAGTCTGTGCTTTTACATCTCCAGAAACTTCTTTAGTAGTAATTGTATATCCTAACAATTCGCCTGACTTATCATAATTCTCTTTCTTTTCTTTTGTCTTATATCCAATAGAACGCTTGAACAGTGATTTTTCAACTTTTTCAATTCGTTCAAGTTCTTGCTTTTCTTTAATGATGTTTAATCTGTTTCTTAATCTTTCCCATTCTGTATTTTTAAGATAAAGTAAAGCCTCAGATATTTTTAAAGCATTAGCTATCTCTTCAATACTAAAACCTCGCTCTCTTAATTTAATAGCCAGTTCTATTTTTTCATCAGTTAGTTTAGTTGGTCTACCTCTTCCTATATTTTCTTTCATACCCTTAAAAATTCCTTAAAAAAAAGGATAGGTTTTAGCCTATCCTTAAAAAAAGTTTCCCACTTTGCAGTACTGGTAACACCAGCAGACTACAAAATAGTCACTTTAATAATTAATATAAAAAAACACTAGGTAAAATCTGCTGTCTTTCCAGCTGTCTAAGTTATGCTCTCATACGAGAACAGAAAGAAAGTCATTTATTGAAACTTAATTTTATTCTGTACATTACAAAATATAATATCTTTATAATAAATAGCGTGTCCGTTAGTTGTGGTAAAATAAATATCAGAAATATTAAAAACTTTAGTTTTATAAAATTGTATTACTCCACCATCTTTATATTTTATATTTATTTCATCACCGATTTTTAAATTATAATTGTTCATTTCGCTAACTCCCATTCGTCTGATATTTTATCTTCACAAGCAAAACATCTTAAACAATTAACACAAGGTTCTTCGTGTGCCGAATAGCTGTAAACATTAATTGTTGATAATAGGCACTATCTTTATCGTTAGTACTAAAAATACTTTTTGCATATTCTTCCGCTTTCTTTTCTAATTCTGTCATA